TGGTCAGTAAGAGCAGTCAGTACATCAGAGCCTTCACCGAAAGCCTGACCATGAGTATAAATAGCACCTTCGCTTACAATAAAGCAAATATCAGTGTCTACTACGCTACCACTTTTAGTAGCATTGCTATAAGCTTCCTTAGTTTGGAAATACTTATGTTTTACAATCCCTGAAAGGGTAGCGAGGCTTGTTAATTCTGCCATAATAAATAAAAATTAAAAATTAGGAATTTGATTTATTTGATTGTTTTCTTATTTGCGCTCTTTTAAGCTGTACATCATCTTGATGTTTCTCCTTTTCAAACTCAAACTTCTTATTCTCAAGCTTCATCTTTTCATCAAACTCTTTCATCTTCTGTGCAAGATTGAGTTTAAATTCTTCTGAAGCTCCTTCCTCAACATCAGGTGCATCTTCAGGAATATCCTTTAACAGCTGAGTTTGAGCATTAATATTTGCAATAAGAATCTTGGTTTCATTATCTCTCTGATTAATCATATCAGCTTGCTGCATCTTAGCCTGTTCAAGTTCTGCTTGAGCTTGTAACTGCTGTTGCTGTGCTTGCTGTTCCTGTTGAGCAGCTTCCTGCTGAGATTGCTTAATTCTCTGTTCAGAGTTTTCAATCAATCTTCTCTTTTCAGAGATTGAAGCTGTCATATAAAGAGAAACCAGAGTAGAGAAATCAATCAGCTGATTCTGTAAAGCTGCTTGAGCTAACTGAGGTAGCATCTGCTGGAGCTGCTGAGTTTCTGCACCATTATCACAGACTAACCCATAGTCAGATTCAGCAAATTCATCTCCTTCAATGTCTACCAGTTTATCAACTCCAGTAGGTAATAAGTACTGGAATTTCTTACTTCTTCCCTTGAGAGCTATCTTAGCAGTCTCCAGGAAACATTCATATACTCTCTTTCTTAGATTATCATGAGTAGAAAAATACCATTCAGTAATATGTGAAGATTGAAGGTTAGCTCTTTCAACACCACCAACAGTTTCTCTATTAGCCACCTGACCTTCTCTCTGTCTATTGATACCAGCTACTTCACCAAGTTCAGTCTTAATGTACTCCAGGATATTCATATACTGCTGGATTGAATTACCCAGTTCAGCATTAAGAACACCTTTTGAATTATTATTAAGACCTCCAGCAATCTTACCAGTAGCTGCACCATACTGACCTTCATTAAAGCTATTGACTACTGCAATATGATTAACTCGCGCATAATGTAACCACTTTTTAACTGACCAACCAGAAGGAACCTTAGCTAAGTCAAGTTCTAGGATAGTACCCCAGTTAGCTCCAATAAGCTTGTTAAGTCTATCATGGATTACATCATACAGGTAGGTATAAGGTTTCATCTTATCAACCAAGGAGAATGGCTGCTGGTCACTATTAGTATAAATTTGACCAATGATACCAAAGTGGCATTTAGAAGGATTAGAGAGTCTGTTATACTGAACCACCCTAGGTCTCATATTAACATAAATATCTTCACCAATCTTAGTGCCTTCCCAGGCTTCATTTACATAGTAAATCTTTTCTTCCTCACCTAACTCTTTGTTAATCTTATACTGCTCAGTGTAGAAATCATAAAGTTCTTCACCTGTCACAGGGTCATAGTGCTTTACTTTCTTAATCTTTCTGTAAGACTTCCAGTAAACCTGAAGTACTCTTACATTACCATTCCTATCAAAAGGAGCAAGATTACAGTGAATATCATCACCAGTAATAGGATTCCAAAAGAATCCTTCTTCTGAAGTTACTGCATCACCAATGGGAGTAGGTACCACCTGAGACATTCGCTCATCAATGTTATCCATATCATCCACTCTGGCACCTCTTTTCTTAACACCATTCTCAAGATATTCAACATCTTTAGTGGTAAGAACATCATAGAAAGTATCAATTACCCTTCCAGGAGACCAATACTTCTCAATGATAATAAGGTCAGCATCTTCAATTCTGTTTGAACTACCAGACCTATAAACTCTAATATCCTTAGGGTCTATTTTAAATAAAGCAGGTTCACCACCTACAATATCACACTGGTAAATTTCTTCACCTACAATCAGAGCATCTTGGAATCCTGCACTAAAGATATTCTTGAAATCAAGTTCCATCTCATAGTGCCTCATAAGATAGTTAGCTCTTTGCTCTCTAATATCCTTCCAGGAGAAAGTAAAGAAGTCACCTAACTTATTCATCTGAGCTTCAAACTCCTCATCTGATTGAACGGTATTTTCAATTTCTGCTTGTACTCTTTGGAATAACTCTTGTCTCTTAAGTTCCTCCTTTTCTGAAATGGAGTTAGGGTCTGTAACTACCACTGTAAATTCAAATGGTCTAGTTTGTTCTTCACCTAACAAAACTTCGAGTTTAGAGTTCATAATGGGATAATGCTGGATTTTCTCAGGCACATAGTCCACACCCACTACACCCTCAGGATTTACCACAATCTGTAAATCCTTCATGTGAAGCTTACCATAGTACAAGTCATAATTTAGTTTCTTGTGAACCATAGTGCTTCTAACAGCTTCTCCATCTATTAAGGATTGGTTATCTGCCCAGTCAACCACTGATTTTCTCCAAGCTTTACCCTTAGCAGAGAAGGGAAGCCGCTGTCTAGGAAAGCCTTTATTTATCATAATATTTCCTTCTCTTAAGTATTAAACATAATATGCTGCAAAGTTAAGTAAAAAATCCCACTTATGCAAGTACTTAAGTGAGATTTTTTAAGAAGTAAAATTTTTTGCTAAATTTACTGCCCATTATAATTCTCCTCAAAGAAAGCATCATTAGCTAAGGAATTTGCTCTTGCTTTCTCATTCCTTTCAGCACTAATATTTCCTTGATAAAGAATCATCTGAGCTTCTCTAAATAACATCACCATACCTAAGGCTCTAACTCGGTCAACATTTATATCAGGGTTACACATGATAAGCTCCTTGATTAATGCTCTGTTCCTAATGAAATACAGGTTGGCTACTGTTATTTCTTTATCCTTTCCATCCTCCTGGATAATGGTTGGAACTGGTTTTAACAGCCAGTCCTTGATTCTCTCATTGGCATAGTTATTAACTGCAACAGTAGCATTAACACCTTTAGAGCTATTACCATATCCAGTAGTTTTGATAATTTGTTTGTCCTTAAGATACTCAGGAGTATCAGCCAATAAGTGTAAGCAATTGAACTTACTGAAGTATGCAAACAAACCTTTCTTATTCTGTTCATATAAGCACTGTGCATTATAGAATAAACACAGGAGTCTTACCTGCTCAAAGTTATCATCTGCATAATCCAATCTACCAGTCCACTCAGCAACTATTCTGTCAGTAAACAAATCAAGAACAAAAGTAGAAGTCAGAGACATGGTATCTGCCACATCATTATCAACAGGGTCATGTCCCATAATATATCTGCCTGAAGGAACCTTGCCAGTGGAATCTCTCTCAGGCATATTGAAGATTTCCAATGCACCTGAAACCTTATTATCCTTGGTAGGAAACTCTCTAATAGGAGTATCGCCAGTAGGAACAAACTCTACATTACCCTTTCTCTGTACCAGCTTACCTACATAGACATCACTATACTCATTAGGATTAGCATCCAACTGATTCAATCTTTCAGTCAAAGGAGTAACAGGAAACATATTACCCTTAGTTCTCAAGATAGCTTCCTGAGGGGTAATAGGGATTTCAGCAATAGTCTTAGTGATAGCATTGACATCACTTGAGTTATACTTTACTCTGAACCTGTCTGCTAGAATCTCCAGGATAGCCTTAGTGACATCTGAATTACCATCATGGTCATAACAGCCCTTTCGGTTTATATATCCAGGAAAGAAGAATGTAATCTTTGGTCTACCTCTACCCTCAAGGTCATAGACATTAGGCAAAGGCTGCATCCTATAACCATCAGGGTTATATACAATCTCAGCAGCTCCTGTAAAGTCTGATTCATCATCACCAGCAGTACCAATCAAGTACATCTGACCAAATGAGTATTCACCCTCCTGGACAGAAGGAAGCATAATCTGGTATAATTCCAGTACATTCTTAAATGAACCAAACTCCTCCACTACAATAAAGTGCATACGTTTACCACGGACTTTAGAAATATCATCCTTAGCTGATACACCTACAACTTCATTCAGAGTACCTTTATCTGCACCAGTATCCAAATCCTTGTAACCCATCTTCCATGCCATATCAGCCATAGAAGATTTCAGTCTCTTGTTAGGGAACTGAGTATTCAGAGTAAGGAAGTCAATGTAAGATTGGAACTTATTTAGAATACCATCGGAAGTTAAGAACTGCTTATTGTAAGCAGTAGCCATAGACTTCACACTCTTAGTAACCTCCTTAGTTTCACCTAATACAAAGTTTCTAGCCATAATAGCAGCCATAGTAAGAGATTTACTCTTACCACGAGAGCTAATCTCACAACCATGCTTACCTTCATTTCTAGCATCCTCTATATAGTGGAATCTCCAGTAGATTCCCTCCCAGAACTCAGGGAAGTCAATTACACGCGCACCTCTCTTAGAACCTTTGGTAGTCTTAGTCTGAGGAATAGGACAGTAGTTCAAGAAGAAATATAAAAGCCCTGTAACCCATTCTCCATCACTAGGTCTTACATAGCCTTCCCAACATCTTCTTAGTTCCTCTCTAAACCATCTGCCATATTCACTATTAGGATTAGGGTTAGGTCTGAGGAAAGTATAGCAACCATGCTTCTGAAAGTGAATAGCAGAAGGTCTGAAGTAATCCATATTCTCCAGGATATGAGGATGAGAAATGTCTATCTTAATTCTACCACTCTCATCCCTCTCCAAATCCTTGGCTCTAGGTCTCTCACCAATCATCCATTTGATGAAGGGAGAATTATTTGTAAACTCAAAGAACTGTTCCTGGACCTCAGGAGGATAACTACTGAGACCCAGTTGTTCTGGAGTTGATTGATAACTATTATATTCCATTACATACTAAGAAAAGCATCAAAACCATCATCCAGGAGAGTCTTATTATTACCACCTCTTGCTCTACCTTCTTCTTCAATTTCCTTAGAGACAATTCTTTCAGCTTCAATAACATCCTTAGATAGCTGAGGTACCTGCTTAATAGCTTGGGTAATCTGACTAATGGTGTACTTAGGCTTACCATTCTTATCCTCCTCATAGAGGTCTATATTCTCCAGGAACTCTGAAAGCTTATCTACTGCAATTCTAGTAGACTGCAAGAGCTTATATGAAGTGGTTATAATATGCTTCTTGTAAATCTCCATAGCAGCCTCTAGCTTTGCATCTATCTTATAATCAAGAGGTAAGCCCTCCTGCTTGAGGATTTCTCTATATCTAAGCTCCTCATCAACAATATAAGAGTAGCTACTTCGAGGGTCTACCATGAAGTACAAGATAGACATCTGCTGTAAAAACTTATCCTTATTCTTGGTTCTATCTGCATTATACAATTCTCTGATAGGCTTAATCAGGAAAGCTTCCTGAGTAGGCTCTATCTGATAGTTACTATAATTGAGTATATTCATAATATAATAAAAAAGCCTATCTTGAGGATAGGCTATAAGTTAAACAATAATAGCAGGTTTATCTACTGCAATGAGTGAACCCTGGGGTTCTTCTTCAACTTCCTCATAATCAGTAATGACAAACTCAATATCCCTATCCTGGAGCAGAAGATAGTCCTTACCATCCATCTGAACAAAGTCAAAGTTGTAACCTACAATAGGATTGCCTCCTGCAATATCCTGCTTAATGGAATCCTTATCATACTTCTTAACTGCAAATCTGGAAGGATTGATTGATACTACATCTCCCACTTTTACATCTCTAACAGAGGAACCAACAGCAACTACTGATTGGTATTCTTTAAGGGTGCCTTGCTGTTTAGAAGCATCAATAATTGAACCATGAACCATCGAATCTTCTTCATACTTATCAGCAGTTGTTACAAGGTTATTAAACATGGGCTTGATGCCCTTTACTATCATTTTCTTCATCCTTTTTTCTTCTTAATTCCTTTATAAATTCAAAGTGTTTCTTTATTCTCCTGAATCTCTCATAAGTACAATGCAATTTACCTATTGAAGGAATGTTGATACTTGTTCTCAACTTCTTAAATTCTTCTTCGGAAATATCATCATCTAGCTCTTTTAGAGGTAAGGAGGACAAATATTCTCTAACAGTTAACCAGTAGGTGCTGTAAACTTTCTTCACAACATCTACTGGTAACCCAACTTCTTTAGATAATTTGCTTATTGTCTCATTCATTTCTTTAATTCAAAATACAGTACCAATGCCACTGTATTATCTTCTTCCCTGATAGCAGGGATAAGCTTGGGATTAATCTGATTGTCAACAATCACTTTATTCTTCCTAAGCTTACCCATGATAATCTGGAAGTGTTGTAGAGACATATTACATTCCTGTCTGATTTTCTTCTTTGTATCCTCGTTCATTAGAACCTGATTAAGAAGTTCATCATCTGAAATCTTGTAAGATAACTGATGCCTCATCTTGAGGAAACAGGCTGCAATATCCATTTCTCTATCAGTGAGATTATGTACAGGTTTTAAAAAATCTAACCAATAGCGAAAGAAGTTTGTATCTATTGAAGTGGGGATTCTAATGACATTATTAATTTTCCCCATATTTCAATTATTCTTTGGTTTCTTCCTCTTTGGGAGGATACATAATTTCAATAATCTCTTTCGCTGCTGTTTCAGTAACTTCTTCTGTAAAGAAACTAGCCTTATCAAGAATCTTAAACAGGAACTCCAGACGTGCAAAAGTCATTTGAACATTCTGCTGATTCAGCTGCTGCATAAGCTCCTGGAGCTTCTTCTTGAGCATATCATTCTGCTGGGTTACCTGAATAAGAGTGTTCTTAAGTTCTTCCTCGTTCATAGCTCTCTGGGGAGCAGGCATTGTCTTTGTTTTTTCCATTTTTTATTTGTTTACTATTTTGCCAGTTAAAAAGTTAAAACCATATTTATTCTCAAACTTCTCTTGCCATTCTTCTATATTAGCTTCTTCTACATCAGTACAAGAACAGCTATCACAGTAAAGCAAGGAAGGCAAACCTGCACTTCTAATTCTCAAGGAGAGGCAATGGGCACAATAAAAGACAGGTTCTTCATTGTAGTTAATGTTTTCTTCCATATTCTTTCAATCTTGCGAGTGTAGCTCTTTTATCATCCTGGAACTTCCTACCAGGGGAACTCTTGCGGTTATTATAAGGTCTCTGAGGATAGACAGCTCCAGTAGGACTTACATGACCTCTGCGGATAGCTCGTCTAACTGATTTAAAAATCTGAACTCCGAGATAACTATTTAATTTCAAATCTTCCATATCCAAACTTATTTAGAATACCAAACTGTTACTTTACCTGTTCTGTTATCCACATTCCAGTGGAGAATATCTTGTTTACTAATCTGCATCTCATTCAAGAGATTAGTGATATGACGGTCATTAGTACCAACTACAACCTTAATCTCTTTCCATCCAAAGTCACTCATTAATCAATCTTATTTAGGAGGTTCAACATTGTTTCTTTAAACTTAGTGTAGACCTCAGCAAAATCCTCATTCTCTTTGAATACAGGATACCAGTCTACCATTTTATGGAGAAGAAGAATTTCTTGAGTAACAAAAGTCTCCAACATCTTCTTCTGTTCTTCCAGTGTAATCTGAGGTTCTTCTGCCTCAACTTTCTTAGTCTTTTTAGCCATATATTTATATTGTTATAAATGTTTCATTTATTTTTACAATGCAAAGGTAAGTATTTATTTTCATATACACAAGAGCTTTAACATTGTTTAATAAAAAAAAAAGCAGGAAACCTAAGCTTCCTGCCTTTCTTTACTTTTGTGCGTATCCAATAAAGGTTTCACTCTTGAGTATATCTTTTAAACATCTTGCAGTAAATTCAACTAATGGTTCATCAGT